TACTCACGCACTCCTGGTGTCACCGAAGGATCTTGGTACACTAAGATGAAACAGCGATTGGCAGATACGTTGTTCCGCGAGGAGTTGCCCGTAGAGCGTTTGATACAGAAAGGGTTCACACAGAACGAGTATGTTTTCAATATCTTCGGGCACACCCTGTTCCGACTTGGGTTCACAAAGGTGTACAACTACTTGCATGAGGCGGGTTATCGGTATTACTGTAAAGCCAAGATCTATCTTGACTTGTACTTCGCCCTACTTGACGGTCTAGATGCACATCAACTCGTCGAGTCAAAAACTTATGACATCGCAAAGCATACGCGACAAGTCATAGTCGCCAAGGCGAAGGAACAGACGACTCTCGGTGGTAGGTACAGTTTAACACACCTCCAACTAGGTCGTGCAACTATCAACCACCCAGCACGTGGGGATCAACCAGCGCGGACGGAAGTCGTACTCATCGATCAACAAATCGTTGAGAACACGTACCACGCTGTTGTCAATTTCCTGGTCGCCCGAGCCTGCAGATGGGGTACCATGCATTCTAGATAGGATGAATGGAGCGCGTTCTCACCCCTACGTGTTTTGGGGGTGCAGGACGCGCGGTTTAAATACATCGTTGGCCACGAGTGTAGAGTTTCAAAAGCATACGAATTCAACCAGAGATTCGTGTGCATAAGCGGCCATAGGTTCTGGCAAGAGGATGGTAACCTCTTATTCACTCCTGGAGAAGTGAAAGAACAGAAATACCGCTCCATAGTTCAGGTCTGCTTCTCGCACCCAGGATTGATTTATGCGAACACAAACGCGAATGTCAACATGGCCATACGACGCATCATTGCTCGTCGCGAACCCGGTAGCACAGTGGACATAGGCGGACAAGTAGTGACGGTGGACGAAGCACTTTTCATTTGGCAGAATGAAAGTGTGGCGCTCTACACGAGAACGCTTCTTGAGGGAAACCGTTTCCGCACTGAGGCTTTGGAGCCAGAGTGGTACGTACCACCATGTGACTTGTTAAAATCACTGGTTCGGCTACCACACCCAAAACGGTTGCTACGTCAGGCAGGGTATGACGAACTTGAATGTACGGGCTGTTGATGAAAAGATGGCAGACCAAGGCATACATCTACAAGATGAAAAAGGACGAGTGGGCCAAACCTGGTAAGTACCCAAGGATGATTGGGGACCTCGGTGTTTTAGCATCGCTCGTCGGGGCGTTCTTTACAGGTCGTTGTAAAGAGCATAGAGAGCAGAACGACTATAAGGTGGACGGTTGCCGTTCAACCTTCGTGAAGTCCGCCGAGTCCAACAAGTTGTCTGAGATCTTTTACGAGGCTTGGTTCACCACCGACCCGTATTATATCGCAGTGCACAGTGACGACTCGCTGCTTTCTATAGCCACAGAGTCAGGTCGAGCCCTATACAACATGGACATCAGTTCGTGTGATAGTTCTCATGGACCTGCCGTCTACAGGCTGCTCGAATCTCTGTACCCTGACCCGTACAACACCATAGCTCGTCTAGTCGAGCAGCTCACTCAACCCATCACGATTGTCAACGTCGAGGGACCCAAAGAGAGGGTCACCCTCCGACCCGTACAACCAGTGTTATACTCCGGTTCAACGTTAACGACGCTCGTCAACACCATTGCCGTAGACCTCATCTACACCGCAATTGTCAAGACTCGAGCTCGTACCGAGGAGGAGATAATACGAGCAGCAAGAACAGTCGGATACGGCATCACGCTCGAGCGAGCCAAAACACCACCCGCCATGCAATTCCTAAAACACTCGCCTGTCCTCCGGGACGGAGTGATGATACCTGTTAAGAACCTGGGGGTACTTATCAGAGCATGGGGCATCACCAGGGGAGACCTGCCAACCAGGAAGAAACCGTACGAAGTAGCAGCAAGGCAATACCAAGGGGACTTACTCCATGGTGTATACGCCAACATCTCGTGCCCGTTTCTCACAACACTCCGTGTACACTACCCATCAACGGGACGGTACGTGCGAGAAGTAGCAAAGAACTGGTACCAAGAACCCAACC